TTTTACAAATGGTACACGAGAATGATATTGTCTAAATAGTTCATCAGCTTTTTCTTTATTAACACCTAATTCAGCTTGTAATTTATTTTTACCCATACCATAAAACAAACCAAGGTTAATTGTTTTTGCTTGATCTCTTGGTATGTCAGCCATGTCAGCTACAATTCTATGAAAATCTGCATCACCTTCGTTGTATGCATCAAGTACATCTCCAACAGCATACATATTTTGCAGTGCAGCATAATGCACAACTAATCTAGGTTCTTGTTGTGAATAGTCAAACACACCCCAGGTACATTTTTCTTCTGGTATAAATAACGATCTAATCATTGGTCCGAGTTCCTTGTTCCGTGCTGGTATCTGCTGTAAGTTTGGGTTAGCATAACTAAATCTCCCTGTTACTGTACCACCTTGATCGGATCTAAGTTGATTGATCTCTGCAAATATTCTTCCTTCATGTTCATGTTTAATTATGGTATCTATAAAAGTTGTGTGTGCTTTATTTATTTCTCTTGCACGTGCAATCTTTTGTACCATCGGATGTGGATGGTTTTGTAAAAAATTTTTAGTAAAGGATGGTGCTTGTGTTTTTTCAGTTCTATCAAATGGTAAAGAAAGTTTTTCAAAAACTTGAGCAATGGATCTTGCAGCCCATATTTGTGTGTCTATTCCTGTTTCTTTCTTCACTTGTTGCAGGCATTGGTTTTCTTCTTGAACTAATTTTTGTTTTAATCGATGAGCTGCTTCAATATCTACGCGAACACCTAGAAAACGCATGTCTACAAGGCAAGGAAATAACGAAGTCTCCAACTGAAAAATGGATTCTATATCTTGGGCTATTATTTCTTTTTTCATTTCTTGCCATAGTTCTAATGTTAATCTAGCATCTTGCTCTGCATATTCACCCACATACATCGCCGGCAATTTATACATCTCAGATTTAGGATCTATGCCCCATTCCTTAGCAGTTTCGGCCAATACAGCCTCATTTTTACCCTTTCCGACGTAATCTCGACCCATAGAGCCCAAATCGTATCGAAAGCGATTCTCGTCCACGAGAGAGCCAGCAATCATAGTATCTATGATGGTGCCCTGTATTTCGTACCTTTCAGCTCTTAAAAAACATACATCATACATAGCATTGTGAAATATCTTCTTTGCAGGTGTTTTTAATACATTTTGAAACCATCTTGTGACTATTTCATGATCCATATTACCACCACCTTCATGTCTTATTGGATAGTATCCAGACCAATCATGCACAGCGACAGCTATACCTACAATTTGTCCTTGTCCTGTAACAGAACCAGACCCCATAGTTTTTAAGTTTGGATCTTTTGTTTCTAAATCAATTGCAATCTCATCATACTTTGATAGATCAGGAAATTCTGTTGGGGGTAACCACTCTACTTGTGGACTAAACATAGGTTTTTGCATTATTTATAATCCCTTTCTATAATCATTTCTAAAAAATGTATTGCTTTCAAAATATCTTCCTTACCATTTTTATCTTGATGTCTTATAATATATTTAATAGCACATCCTTCCGGATATAGCAATTTATTCTCAACCACAAACTTACTTGGTTGAATTTTGTATTTTTGATAATGAGATCCCCCATGTTGTTTATTCCATACCTTACTCATAAATCGTATCCTTTGTTATCTTGTTGTGGCCTAATAACATGTAAATGTTCCTTGGTCCTTGTTGCACCAACATAGAACAATCTATTCTCATCATCAGGATTTCTTTCATAGCTTTTCATTGTGTTAAAACTAAGATCAGTGAGCAACACAACATTTTCTGCTTCACCACCTTTTGCACCGTGTATGGTTGACAAAGTTATACGTGGTGCTTCGTTTAACTTCTCTCCTCTTCTTCTCATTTGTTTTAAATAATTTACTTCTCGTCTTGGAGCTGCATCAAATGCTTCAAACCAAACTTTGTCTGTATTTAAACCATATTGTTTTTTTAATTGATCTATCCCATAAAAAGATTCTTTTACCATTCCCTTAATTTTATTTTTATCCCAGGAATTTATGTAAGAAGAAATTTTTTCTATTTGATCATACTTTAATAATTGCCCTTGACGTAAATGTTCCCAATCTAATGCTGACATATGCAGAGTATGTTCTTTTTGTTTTTTAAATTTATTATTGTAATAATATCCATTTTCATAAAGAGTTGGCTCCAACTTATCTAACATGTATTTAGTTCTAGCTAGAACCAACCATTCACCTGATGACATATTAATATCTTCAAAGTCATCATAGTTTGACAAGGAGCCTTGATGAATTTTTGGATTCCAAGATTTATTTATTCTATTTTTTATTTTATTTATAATACCCATCGCAAGTCCGTGCACCTTTGCAGGTATTCTGTAAGATTGTTGCAAGGGCAGTATCTGTCCTTCTTGCGCTATGAAAGAGTCCACATCTGCCCCTGCCCATCTAAATATCGCCTGGTCATCGTCCCCTGCAATAAAAGAATCTGTTGTCTTTTGCCAAATAGCTTTTGCCATATCCCATTGCATTCTTGATAAGTCTTGTGCTTCATCAATAAATACAACATCAAATTTTGGCACAGCTATATCTGACTTTGTAAATTCTAATATCATGTCATTAAAGTCTATAAGATTATGTTCTTTTTTATATCTTTGTAGTTCGTTTGATATGATTCTTAGTTTATCTAATTCTAAATCTTGATTATGTTCTTGTAGATTATATTGTTGTTCAGCCGTAATACCTTTCAATATTGCAAGATTTACTATTCGAAGATATTCGCTGTCTGTTGTAAATATACCATTGTGATCGTTTTCATAATCCGCATATCTTATTTCTTCTCTTATTCTTTTGCCAAAGTCTTGATAGTGTCTACGTTGCATTACGTTTTCTTTTTTTATTCCAAGTCTTCTAAATGCTAGTGAGTGTAATGTTCTAAAATAAGGTAGATCGTCTTCTTCTAAATTAAATTTTTTTATTGCTCTATCTCTTGCTTCGTATGCAGCTTTCTGTGTAAATGCAAAGTATCCAACCTTGTCAGGGTCTGTGTTTTTAAGATAGTCATCTACTTTGTTTAACAAAGTTGTAGTCTTACCAGTTCCAGGTGGTCCTAATACTATTGTTTTCATTAGTATGGTGACTCCTCTTTTAATTTTTTTTGTTTGTATTCTTCCGTTTTCTTTTCAAATTCTTCTACCACATAAACTGATAATTTATTTTTACCAATTCGCTTATCTGTACAGCCACATTTTTCTCTCAACATTTCAGCTGTTCGTGAATAGCCGAGGTCCCAACGTTTACGCATTAAATGATTGTGATAAAATTTATCAAATACAAAGTGATGATAACCATTGTTAGTCCAAGTACCTCCTCTTGGTAAATCGTCTTTTGAATCTAGTTGTGTTCTATTTAAACAATATTCTCGTAAGTGATTGTATAATTGATCTTCTGTACGCAAACCTTCTGCAGGTTCTGTAACTTCCGCATTGTTTAATAGTATGTTTGTTATATGAACCCAATCTTTTTCTTTTAACGACGGCGGCCTATTTTTTAACTGCACCATACATGCTTCTTGAAATAAACTTTGTTGCCTTAAATGTTTTACACTTTCTAATTTTAATCTTTCTCCGTCTACATTAAGATAATAGTATGGGTCTTCTAAATCTATAACTTGTAGATCTGTAAGATTAGGAAATGAAACTTCTTCCCCGATACCATATTTTCGTGATTTACATAATTTTTTATCACAAACATTACACATAGGTTCTTCATTACATTTGTAGTGAAAATCATTTTTTTCATTGTTTTTTATTTTACCTAAAATTGTTTTTTGATCTAAAGGTGTAGAAAAATATTTATAGTTAAATTCAAATAATTTGTCTTGCCAATTATTAGGCCATTTTTTCTTTGCATAAATTATATATTGATACATAATTCGATCTCTACCATCATCTAATTTATTTTGAGTTAATGCCTCAATGCAAGGAGGACCATCGTTAAATTCAGACTCTGGTCTTTTTATTTGTAATTCTTGTAATTGTTGTGATGTTATTTTTATTTTGTCATACAATTCATAAAAACCTAAAAGACTAACAGCTTTTCCCTGTGAATTAAAAGCATATCTTACAGAATTTAAAGAATTAAAGTATGGTAAATTAAGAAAGTTTCCTGTATCATCTTGTGATTTTAATTCTGTCTGTTTTGGAAATACCTCTGAGTTACCATATCCTAGCACAGCTCTTATCTGCACTAGTTTATCTCGCATTAATTTTGCTGATACATAATCAAATGTAAATAAAAATACATGTGCACCACCAGATTTAGATCTACACACCAACAATGGTAAACTAAGTTGATTTATTTTATTAACTAATTTTGCGTGATCAAATCCTGCATAAGAGTCAATGTCTATACAACCCCACTTGCATTCATTATCATCATTGATTGGTATGATACCTAGATTATCTTTTCCCTCTAAATGTTTTTTCCAAAGTTCGTCAGTTACTGGTTGACGTTTTACGAATGATTTACCTTTTACTTTAGATCCATTACCATTTGTATCTTCAACAATAGTGACACCATGCGCACGTTCTAAGCCTGTAAATATATTTTTAAATCTTTCTATCATATAGCGCTCTAATTAAGTAGGCGGATTCACTCTCGCTCCCCCGCCTACTACCTAGGATTCTAGTATGGTTGCTTAGACTCTGCCTCTCCGTTGCCATGCTTGGCTTGAATCTCACCTTTACCTAATCTCTGTGAAAACTCTTTAGCCATTTCATATACGCCTTTATCTGTAACTGGTCCTTCTTTAGTTACTTCCCATCCAAACCACGTACCTTTGTCGTTAGACATCTGTACAGTCTTTAGATTGTAAATGTGGCTATATGTTGGCGGAGTAAAAAGTCCATTTTTACCCTGCATTCTAATACCCATCATCATTGAGTTCCATTTTCTACTCACATTAAGCTGAGTTGATTTCATAGAAATCAATCCTGTTGATGGTGTATCACCTAGAACAAGAACAAAGTGATTTGCAGTTGTTTCAAGATAATTACCGTTTGATAATCTATCTTTCATGTTTTTATCACGAGTTGTTTGACTTATGATATCGCTATCAGCGTCATGCACTGCAACAGGTGCTCCTGTTCCAGTTCCTCTATCTTGCCACTCCAGATATTGTTTTTTATAAAAAACTGGAACAACTTTTATACTGTCGTATAGTTGATTTGTTACAGAATTTAATATCTTTCCGGGCTCTGCGCCTTCAACATATTTACCATCTCTTTTATTTACTTCCGGAGATAGTTGTCCCAAAACCTTCAAGAAAGGTAACGCAAGATCTTCTTGCGATATGTTTTGAGCACCTTGATTTGCATCAGCTTCAAATAAGTTTGTTGCCAATGCACCTTCTTTTTTCGTCGCTACTTGGTTCATTTTTATTGTTTCCTTTTTATTTGTTTCTTTTTATTGTTGTTTTATTCTCTGAGAAAACCCCAAAGATTTCCGTTGGCATGTCTTTACCTGCCTCAAGACGCTCACGGACTAGCGCTTTCAAAGTCATGGGTTCAACCTTCATCTTTTGTGTCGGTTGGAACCCTTGACCCTTCGCAAGTTCGGCATAATCAGCCGCCTTGTTATCCTCGTTACGACCAAACGATACGGATATCTCATTTTTGATTATATCGCCTAGGCCATTTTCACGAAGCCAGTTAAACGCCGCTTCTTTATTTGCCTCTGTTATAGTGGCACGATACGACGTTGAAACTTTCAGATGTGATCCATCATGAAGTTTTAATTCTGCTAAACCCATCTCAGACATCATCGTTGGTATGACTTCACCTGAGATACGTTGGTATTCTTTTTTTAAATTTTTTAAATTATCTTCACTCATTTCTATTCGTGAGAGTAATCCCTCTAATCTTTCAACCTGATCTGCAAGAGACT